GACCAACTGGGCCAGTAGCCTTAGCTACTTCTTGGACTACATCTTGAATAGCACCAGTTATAGGCTGCAAAACTGCATCGTCAAGTGCGCTAAGACCTTTTTTAACTATTTTTACTGGATTAAAACTTTTAAGTTTAAAATATTCAGGCAACCCAGTAGCTGGGTTAATCGTTGCTGACCCACCTAAACGCCTAAGTAAAGCCGCCTCTTGCGGGTTAATGTGCGCTAACATAGTGTCGCCACCACGCCCCATTTGTTGCATCTCTTGGGCGATTGACTTTAATCCGTGGGCTTGGCCGCCCTGTGCGTAATAGTTCATGCGAACCTCATTGGGTTATTTATGTTGAATGTTATCATGTTGTAAGCGCCGATACAAACGTTATTGAACCAATAGCAGACGGAGTTGCTGGGTATGCCATTGGAGTTGTTTGGGCTACTTCACTATATATGTATACACCTGTACCGCCACCAGATGTTGCTGCTTGGTCTGTACCCCACCATAAACCTACTTCATCGCCAGCATTTAGGGCAAATACAACCTCTGAGTAACCGCAAACAAATGCAGGTTCACTAGCGCTTTTACGGGCTTGCAAGGTAAAAGTGGTTGTTGAGTTAGGTACGTCTGCTGCTGAAGTAGAGCCGTTTATACGCAGCCAAACAACAGCGTTATGGATATCGTTAGCATCATTAGCAAACTGTAGGCTGTAAGTAATCTTATAAATACCAGAACGTTGGGCAGTAGCGGTATTACCCACGTTCAACGTAAACTGATTACCAAAACTAGTGGTGTCCCAATTTACGATTGTTGCTGTGTTATTACCAGTTGCGTATTGTGTACCACTATCTGATGCTTCAATAAACGGAAAACTTAAAAAACTACCGCCGCCTGTATTGGCTAGTTGAGTTAAAGACTCGCCTAAACGATTGAAATATAAACGCAAAGCATACTGAAACTGATCCTGTTGACTCTTATCATAGTCAATAGGTGGTAACGGTAACGCTGGAGAAACTACGTTATAGAAACCCATTATCGTTTGCCATCCTTCTGACCTTCAAGTCTTGGATTGCCTAGTTGCCATTGAACATCTAGGTCAATTGAAGATGCTTTAAATGCCATCTGACGCGCTCTTGCACGAATAAACACTTGGTTTGTGTACTGCTCAACAGGTATAGAGGTTGTTTCAACAACAGGCTCTTCTGCCTCTGTTTGGTAATTTGCACCAGGAAAGTTGCGTGGCTTAATTGTTACGTAAGCGGTTGGCGTTGCTGCTGTTGAACCCTGAAAAGAAAAGTCAGGAATGATTCTTTTAATCAACATAAACTCAGTGCCGTCTTCTAAATCAAAGTCTGATGACTGGATATAAGAAGACATTGGTAATATATCATCGTTTGTGCCGCGCTCTTGGTCGTAAATAATGCCAGTACTCCAAGTAGTTGGGTCTGTATAAACCGCTTGTGGGTATTGACGTAACGGGCTATCTAACCATGCAGAGCGCTCAATGTCTCCGTAGTACCATATCTTTTCTAAATGGTTGTAGATAACATATTTGTTATTGTATTGAGAGTTTGCGCTAGGGTAGAACCACCAAATCTCGTTCCATCCCTCGTTAGTTGAGCAGATAATCTGATCTATTTGACCGTAATTGATGTCTTCAAAAACATGGTTTCTTAACGTACTTGGTAATGTTTGAACGCTACCAGTGTAGAAATAGAACTTATCTTTACCCATCCAGTATGCTGTATTGTTTACAACAGAAACGGCTCTAGGGCTAATAATTGATATGTTGTCTGACATCTCTGTCAAACTAAATACGGATGTTGTTCCAGTGAACTGCATTGAATTCAACGTCGCATCAGTGAAAACCAATATCTCTTGGCGTGTTGGAATGGCTCTAATAATTTTAGATCCTCGAGAAACTCGCAAGAAACCAGCAGATGATGTTGGTCCAGGAGTCCAATTTTCAGGTGCGTTCTGGCTTGCCCATCTAATTAGTAGAGGGTCAAAATCACTGCCTAGGTAGGGCGTGGCTCCAAATGCAAGTAAATGTTTATCGTTTTGGGATACTAAAGCTTGAGTGACTTCTGTTGGAACATCTGTGGCGCCACCAACAGCTGACAACAATATGGCATTTGTATCTAAAGCAGTTGACGGGTTTGAAGATGATCCGCGCTCCCAAATGTAAAGTGGGCCATTACGGATGTTCATAATCAAGTCATTATCAAACTGATCAAAGAACCAATCCTGTTGTTGTAATGAGACAGGTACAGTTGATCCAGAACCCCATGCGCCACGTCCCCATGTTGAAGTACCCCAACCATAACCAAAAGTTGTGATTGGAAAACCAACAGGAATCTGAAACTTGGCGGTAATGGCAGTTCCACCTTCATTTGAGGTGGTTGATGTAGCAGCTGTTGTGGTTTGAATTGTAAAGTTGTCTACATCAACAACGGAAGCAATCTTAAATGACGTATTAAATTCAATTTGCGGTATGCCACCTATTGGGCCTACAACGCCAGAAAACGTTACCCAATCTCCCACTGCGGCGCCACTGGTAACTATATTGACATTAACAGATGTGGAACCGTTTGTTGTATCAAAGCAGTTATCAGTTGTAGGAGTTGTTGAAGTGGTGTACGTTGCTCTTAATGGAGTGATGTCGTATAAGTTGCCACCTACGTCAATGTAAACCTTTTGATTTGTTCCTAATGCTAGTAAGTTATCGCCAAAAGTTGTAGTCCAACCAAACATTTGACGGCATGCACCGATAAGAGTATTTACAGTATATTTAAGCCAGCCACCAATCTTTTGAGGATAGCTTGATCTAAACCTAATTTTGTCGCAAGCAAACCAACCACCCTCGTTAGCATAGTTCGTTTGGTCTCTATTAACACCAGGCTTAAATTGTAATTTCTGTAATGGCATGGTTTACCCTAAGATTCATATAGGGCTTTTTCGCCCTTGCGGCGTTTATCTAGCCCTTTTAGCACTTTAACACCAGCTTTGTTCCACTTCAAGAACTCTTCTGCGGCAGCATCAAATTCTTTTCGGTTGTGCTTCATGCGCAGGGTACTGTTTTGTAGATTACCAAGACCAACATTGAATGAGAAGCTAACCAAAGCATCAAACTGACCTTGCGTCAGCTCACCTGGACACAAGCGTTTTACACCTGCTTCAAACCTATTTAGGTCTTTCTTAAGTATATTATTAACCTCATCCATACTTAAAACCCGATTCCAACCCGCAGGAATAGGTAGTGCCTTTCTGTCTTCTAACTTAACTCTAGCATGGGTAGGGTCAATAACATGGCCCACGCCTACCGTCCAAAGCAAAGCGGGACACTGATACGGGGAGGTCTTCACCCCCTCGTCATGTTTAATCATCTCAATAAGCTTTTCGCTTACGTTCACTTTTTAGACCACCCACGTGATCCGAACCAGTAGCCAATAATACCGCCTAGCATAGCCATCTCGTCATCACTAAAAATCTCATCAGAAATCTTTAACAAGTCATCAATGTTTCCAATAACGCCTGGATGCATAAACACGTAAATACCGATACCTACGTTAATCACAAACAACTCAGCCACGAACAAGTAAGTTACCATCGGACGCACTGTAGCCACGAATGTAGAAGCCCACGGAGCCGCCTTTTGTAAGACTTTGGCATCATGCTCATAAGCAGCCTTGGTCATATCAGCATCAGTCTGCATCATGACTTGATCTGTACGAATCTCTTCTACCTTGGCTTGTGCTGCGTAGCCACGCTCCATCATCTGGATTTCACGCTCTGTCTGCATCTTGGCTAGGTCTAGCTCATGCGCCTTGTCAGACTTGTCCTGAAAGAATCCCAATACGCTTGGCAATCCTGAGATTAACAAGCCACCTAGTGTTGAAATTAGCGATAACATTTTATTGTCCTAAACGGTTAGTTGTTGCACGTTTCAATGTGTTCATCTCAGAGCGTAGCGTAGAACTTGTTACATCTAGCTCAACCTTTTGTGCAGCCAAGCCAGAGCGTAATTCTTTCTGTGTGCTTTCTGCAACAATCTTGGCTTCGCGCGCTGCCATCAAAGCCTCTGCTAGACGCTCTTGCATCTTAGCAATGACTTCACGTTGATCTGCTACCTTCTCTTCTAGTAGCTTGACCTTGCGCTCCGCGGCTGATGCGGATGAGGCAGTATCACTGTAGCCCTCATACATCTCTTTGACTTCGTTGAACTTGGTAATACCTGTATAGCCAGCACCCAAAATAGCAGGTACGCCAGCAATAATGAAGCCAGCTACCATTGTGTTTTGCTTAGCCCAAGTTACCCACTTATCTACAAAGCCTTGTACTTGATCTAGTTTCTCTAAATCGCTCATTGTTCAAATCCTAAGTCTTGGTTGTATTCTGGCTGGTTAAAGCCCGTTTGTTGTAGCAGATCCATCATTATTAAGTCCTGCGTCAGTATGTTGTTTGGTATCCCACTCACCAACTGTGGTTCGAAGAATACGTTCGGCTGTGCTAACCCAGGTTTCACAAACAGCTCCAACGACAACACAAGGCCAACCACCGACTGCGTTTTTCCCTTTGGGGGTGGGGATGGGGATGCCTGTGTATTCGAGGTTGTCGGAGAATCCGTCTTTGGCGGGGCCTCCATCTTCACTTCTGGTTCGTCCTTTTTCTGTTCCCGTTCTTTCGGTTTCGGTGCTGGCGCCATCGGGATCGCTTCCGAGTTCGGAGCAATATTTGGGGTCGGCGCAGTTACAGGTGAGGATTGGATTATTGGGGCAGATGTGGTCGTAGGGGGTTTGACTGGACTCGCTGGGTTCACAGGCGAAACAGGGTTGGTCGGGTTGTTTACTGACTTTTTGCAATTGTTGGATGTAGTCACCCAAGGTTGCCACACTGGACTCCCGTATGGATCTGGACACATCGAGGAACGCATCTGGATAATGCTCCCCGTATAGCCTGTTTGGCAGCTGAGTGTTTGTTGTTGGCTGCTTATTTGACATGTTGGCGGGTTTTTGACGCAGGTGTCTTGGATTTTGAACCAGTCGGCTTGGACTGGCTGACCATAGCTACCTGACGGACAGTTGGTTTCTTTTTTCCAGGTTTGCGTACCGCTGTAGTTGACGGGGCAGCTTCTTGTTTCGACTTGCGCTTGGTAGGTGCAGGTGACTGGGTTTGGGGTGCAAGTGTTTTGGATGACTGTCCACGGTTGCCAGGTGTTGTCTGGGCAGGTTTTTGTGCGGCTTTGCGTGATTTGACCACTGAAGTTGGTTGGGCAACTTTGGGTTTGCGTTTCGGTTTCAACTTGGCAGGTTGGCGCGGCTTGAGGGCAGATGGGGGAGATTCCTGGGTACGCTTGGCACGCAACGGCTTGACACTGGGCGAGGGTTGTTCCACCGTCAACGAAGAGGGTGCTGTAGACTGGTTTCCCATTAGTCCACGTACCAGCATAACAAGCCGCTTGAACATTATTTGCTTTCGTCAGGCTTAACAGCAGCCAAGTCAACAAGAGGAGGAACCGAGCCATATAATTTCTTAAACTTTTC